CCTCGATGTAGTACTGGTCTTCGGCTGTCTGCATCTGCAGCATTCGTCGTCCTGTAGTCGTGGGTCCAGAGATGCTTTCGTTTGGCACCTGAAAATTGAACGTGTAGTGTACCCAGATTTCTCCCACTGGCAGCCCGCTAACGGCAGGCTGTGACAGGTAGATGGGATTCATCAGTACGTGGATCATACCGGCATCATAAGCAGAGATTTCCCCAGTCGGTGTCTGATCGTCCTTGCGGATGAACAGCTTTTGGCCGGTAGATCTCTTCATGATCCGTGGTGGTATGTTGTACTGCGTTGATTTTTCCCACAAGTTGCCGGATTGCATGTTGTACTGCATCGCTACTTGTTCTACCGTCGTCGCGCCTGAATCCTTCGAATCTCCGTCGAAGTACATGTAGACGCGACCAGTTAGGTCTGTTGTGGCTGAAGTTACGAACTCGACGCGTGCCTTTGGGACGGTGTATGTCTCAAACTGTCCCGCGATGGGGTAGAGCCACTTCCAAATCGACAAACCTGGGTTTAACGCCCAGGAGTAGGTCTGTATTGGATTGGCATCATCAGTAAGAATCTGCTTGAGCAACACCTTGTGTGTTATGCTCATGTCGCCGTTAGGTAACGCTCTCATTTTCGGGTTGGTAAACTTCGCTTTCCTGCCATACGCAATTGGTGCTCTCGTTATTTGCATCCTGGTGGAGCTCTTGGTGCTCCTCTTCTTCCCTTTGTTATTTTTCTTCTTGGTGGTTTTCTTCCGCCTTTGTGTGTTTTGTTTCGGAACTCTTGAGTTCAGCGTGCGCTTGAGTCGCGGCACACGCCTAGGTCCTTGCGGAGCCTTGCTAGTTCGCCAGTAAAACTATCTGACTTAAGGGCTACGGACATTTACGCGGCACGCACTGCCACTCACATCAGCATAATGCAAGGGGTGCTGCCTGATTATAGGTCACGCTCCTTCTACCCACGCCCCCTCCAAGGCCTAGGGTGGTTGTATCGACAGGTCCCACACAGGGGTCCCTTCAATGCCAGACACGGTCCGACATCGATACTCTGCTTTCTCCTGGTTACACCAGGACGGTGAGCTACTCGCATAGCGCGCTACCGCAGAGAATTCTCATGTGATATGCCGTAGGCCACGCTCTTCCCGTTGCAACTCGGCCGACACAAATTTCTCACAATAGTAACGCCATCTGCCGGCCGTTCTAGGACACCAATAATAACACCTATATCTGATGACACG